AAATTAAATAAATAACTTGGAGTTGTAGGTTTGTCTTGAGATAAAGTAATTCCTCCAGCAGACCATATTGGCATACATCTCATAACACCAGACAATTCATTTATTGCTTCAAATGCTTCTTTTGGACTTTGAATATTTACGTTACAGCTAAATCTTGCTTCTGTGCTGCCTTGCCCATCATCTACTAATTCATTTGCATACTTACTAGCAGCTACAAAACTAAATAAATCTAAATTACTATCAACTATATGATTTCCTAATCCATATCTAGTGTTTGTAAGTAAATCAAGTAAGCACATGGCTGGACAATTTGTGTAAACTGCTGCTCCCATTACTCCGTTAAAAACGTAGCCACTTGGATAGTCAATTCTTCCAGTTTGAATATCAACTGTTGGAGTTCCCGTTCCAGATGCTCCTGCTCCTGGAATCCTTACTTTTATACCTCTAATTCTGTACTTTCTAGAAGGAATACGATTAAATTGTTTACTATCAAAACGAAGAGCCGTATAAGCACTATTAGGGTAAGTTGAAGTATTATCAAGAACTTCTTGAAAACTTGTAAATTGAAAAGAGTTAACCCTAGTAGATACTGTGCTATCTGGTGTTATTCTAAGCACTCTTATATCTACAGTAGTGAATCCACTGGTTAACTCTATTCGATGATCTCTTGCGTAAGCATCAGCAGTTCTACCAGTTACAGATGCTTCAATCCTAGTCGCAAAAGCATCAGAGTCATTTCTTACTTGAATTGCATACTTAACTGTATCTCCTCTAATATCTCCATTATCTTGGAAAATTTGAATTTGAGGCCAAGTTAAAGTAACAACTACCGCATCTACATCTGTATTGGTAATCTGTCTAGTTACTGCACCAGTTAATCCAACAGTTTGTGCAGTCCATGTAACTCCACCGTCAGTAATTGTCTGTCCAACAGAAGCAGTTAAAAAAGCAGCAGGTTCAGTAGTTCCAGCTTGCCCTGCTGTTGTGCATTTAAAAACAATTAAATCACTTGCTGCATCATTGCCAGATTTAACTATTTGGTTAACTGTATAGTTTTTACCACTTAAATTTCCAGCACCATCATCAATAGCTGTCCAAGTAGTCGCTAAATCATCATTTTCAACTTCTACTTGAACTCCAACAGGTGTTCTACTCTCGGCAGGAATCCCACTCATTGCAGTTTGATTTGACGTTCCAAATTTAGATTTAAAAGTTACATCTTTAAAATTAAATTGCTCATCACTTGGATTTGTACTTGAGGCATTTGGTTGCAATATTGGAGTGTCGTCAAGAAAAACGTCTTTTAAACTTGCATTTTCGTATGCTGTAGTTCCTTTAGTATGTTCTTCCTTTGAGGCACTGGCAAACCCTTCAATTTCTCCCTCAGATATTAAATCTTGAACAGTAGCAAATTGCCTACTATGTAAAGTATCAGGAGCACGATAAGGAGCAGGGGGTGGCTTTGGACCTTTAGCACCTCTAATAATTTTAATTTCGTCTGTCATACTTCTACTTGGTTAGTGTCTACTGCTGCACTTATTACAACACTTCCTGTAAATATTTCACCATACACTATTGGAACAGGTGTTCCTGCTCTTGATGTATTTTGTACTCCGCTAAAACTAAAAGATAGCTGTGGATCTTCTTCTGAGCTAAATTTTTGAGGTTGAGGTAAAGGAAATAACATATCACTTACACCAGATAAAACTAAAGCTATACCAATATTTCCTCCTGCTGCTGCCAAGCTAAATGCACCTGTAGTTGAACCAAAACCAAAAGCTCCTCCTGCTCCAAATCCTGCACCACCAGATGCTACAGCAACACCTATCAAAACTGCTCCTAATAAAATCTTTCCAAGGCCTCTTTTTGCTCCTTTAATTACAGGAATAAAGTGTATATCTTCTTTACCTATTGGATAGTGTATTTCGTTTTTATCTACGTCAAAATTGCCGACTTTTACTTGATAATATTGCGGATTCATGTGATTTTGTATTTCTGGAAAATTGTGAACTAAAAAACTTATTGCTTTACCAACTGTGTCTACTTTGACATCAAATTCTTTATGACCAACAAATTTAGCTAACTCGCCATACAGCTTTACTTTACGAAGCATAACGTAACCTCTTTCCTGTACATTTTAGCAACCATTCAGAATATGGTTCTCTACAAGATAGTCTATCGGTTAAATGATGAATAACATCTCCATCAAAAAATAATGCTACATGATTTAATCCAGGATTAATAATACTCATAAATAATAAATCACCGTTTTTTAAACCTTCCTCTGGTCTTAGTTCTCTAAAACCTGTTCGCCATGCACATCTTTCAAACATAGGATCTTTTAAAAACTCTTCTAGTGTTATTGGTCTTTCCCAATCTCTTAGCTCTATGTTTCTTTCTTGTTTATACCAATCTCTAACTAGACTCCAACAATCTGTTACTCCCCATACCCATTGACGACCCAAAAGGGGTGCTTTGTATCCACAAGGTTCTAAATATGCCCATTGCTGAGTTTTTGGGTTAACAATATGCCATGGTAACTTACTATTCTCACAACCAATTCTGTCTGCTTGACTAGGAGCAGGTGGTGTTATCGGATGACTATGAACTACTCCAACTATTTCTCCTGTATTATCTGCTTTTACATAATCTTCTGGGTCGATAATAAAACATTGATGGTCCGTCATTGAAAGATTACGGCAAGGATAGTATCTTTCTTTACCTTTTACATTTAACAAAAGTCCACAAGCTTCTTTTGGATCTTCTCGTTGAGCATGAAGTAGTGCTTTATATTTCCAAGTCATCCTGCAAATGTACCTACGGCTGGAAAAACTGAACGAGTGCATTGACGGCCTGGAATACGAACTCCAGCAAGATCAGTAGGTGCAGCAAGTTCAAACTCTACAACATTTCTATTTTCAGCAGCTTTACGATCAATAGAATACTGTTCTTGGGGAAACTCTGCATTTGGATCAGGAGTTCCAAAAGGATTTGTATTACCTGGAAAATTTACAGCATCAATAAATTTAGCTAATGTTCGTATTCTAACCACACTAGCACCTGTAAGATCATTACCAACTGTGGTTTCATTTACATTCAAAAGTATCGCTGATATTAAACTTGTTGCATTACTGACTGTTAATTTAGGTCTAGGAAGTTGTCCTTTTTGAAAAGCAAAACCTGTTGCTTCTACAGGAAATCTAAGATAACTATTTCCATTCCAAACAATTTCTCCATTTGCATTTAAATTACTGCCAGCATGAAATCTGTAAATTGTATTCGCACCATGTAATGAATTATCTAGTTGTAGTGTAAATAATTCAATAATCGAAGATGGATTTATTTTTTGTAAATCTGTAAATATTTTTTGATTGACTGTCATTATGTAGCTGGCTCAAATACTTGTCTAAAGGTAGCTCTAATTGTAGCTCTATTGTTATAGGGTATTGATTTATTCCAATTTTCGCAAACAAATTTAAAGTTTGAAGCAGTTTCTCCAGGTAAATGGTTATTAGGAAAGTCGAAACTAGCACTATCATTTGCTCTTGCATCTAAAAATGCTTCTATTGTATCTGCATCTGTTTCTGACACTTCGTAAGTAAGACTAAACTCTTTTGGATTTTGATGTTGAGCTAATCCAAACAGTATTCTATGTTCATAACCATCTGCAAACCGAACTGTACGAGTTTTTGGTGCGGAGCTTTTACGGATTCCGTAGGTAGGCTGTATCGAAGGGAAGGTAGCCATTATGCTAATAATCCTCCTGGTCTTTTTTGTTGTAATAATTCAGATTGTATCGCAGCCGATATAAGACGACCAAGTTCTCTTCCTCCTTGTTCATCTCCTTCAACTGACGAGCCAGAAGCATCTACGTTTACAACGATGTTTGTTGAACCGCCAAGTGCATGATTTGGAGTAATCATTCCAGAAACTCCAGGTGTAAACATTTCTGGTCCACGCTCTCCAACAAGATAACCACTTCCTCCTTTTACTGGTCCTCCTCTTGCTCTTTCTCCTACTACTAAACTGGTATGTTGACTTAAAGGATTTCCTAATGGCCCTAAAGGTGCTCCTCCAAATGGACCTTTCTTTCCACCAAATATTGAACCTAATCCACCAAATATCGAACCAAATAATCCTCCTCCTCCTCCTAACTGACCACCTGGATTACCAAACAATGCCATGTTAAATGCAGCATCAATTAGTTTGTTTAGTACATTATTGAGCATATCGTTCAACGTAGAGGTTCCACGGATAATACCTTGCAAACCGTCAGCAACATCTGTTGCAAGTGATTGACCTAATGATGCAAACTGTTGTTTTACTTTTTCTGCTTGCTGTGCTTGCTTTTCCATTAAATTATTCTGTGTTAGTAAATCTTCAATTTTTTTACGGTCTATTTCTTGGTCTGTTAGCCCATCGTCTAGCATACCTTTTGCTATTTCGTTAACTTGTTGTGCTAGTAAAACCTCCTCATAGTTGCCATTAATTTTTGCCTTCAATAAGTCATTCTGCTGTCTTATTTTCTTTAACCTTGAATCCTCAACCAGATTTATGGTTTGTTGTCTCTCTAAACCTTTTCCGATTATTGCAAGCTCTTCTTTTCTAGCCTCTATCTGTCTCTGTATTCTTTCACGTTGTTTATTAGCAGATCTACCTCTTCCAACATTATTTAATCTTGTTTGTAAAGTTTGTAATTCTTGATCGGTGTCTGCTCCTCCAACATTTGCGAGTCTGTTTGTTTCGGCTCTTGTTGCTTCTGCCGTTAAGGGAGTAGCAAGTAAATTTATCACAGGTGCTAGGGCTGCTAACATTTTGGTTCCTAACAACGAGAACGCATTTCCAATTAGTCTTGTAGTTTCTCCAAATTCTTTGAGATTCTTGACTCCTTTTTCTCCTATCTGATCGTTCATTTGAGCAGTTACGGCTGCTAGTGCTGCTTGAGTTCCTTCTGTCTTTTTAATAAGTTGTATCTGTTTTTCTCTTTCTGTTCCATTTGCTCCTAAAGCTGCTGTAAGTCCTTCTACATCAGGAGTTAGTGTACTAAATGCCTGACCCAGTTTTGAAATAGAGGCTATAGTATTTTGAATTGCTTGAACGGCTGCTGTGGCTGCAATACCTCCTGCAAATCCACCCATCTGTCCAAACATTCCACCGATACCGCCACCTAAAGCTCCTGCTGCTGCTGTTATTGGACCTTGACCAAACAGTAAAGGAAAACCACCACTTATCAGAGCACTTTGAAAGTCAAAACCTCTTCTACCTTTTAAGGCAGCAGGAGATCCAGGTATTGAAGGTAAACCCCCAATCGGAGATCTTGGTCCACCCACTCTTGCCGAGTAAGCTAATTGAGCAGGAGAGCCAGGGATAAATCTCGAACCACCGATAGGAACACTAGGTCCACCAGAAAAAGCCATCTGTGCTGGAGATCCCATCATGTATTTAGAACCTCCTATTGGAGATGCCATTTGCTTTTGTAGTTTTACTTGAGCTACTTTATTTTTAGTTGTGTCTTTATTAACTTTTAAAAGCATTTGTGCTTTTTTTATTTCTTTATCCGCTAAAAGTAGAGAATTTTTAGCTAGATCAAACTCGAATTTCTCAGCATCGGTAGCAGCTTGTTGTATTTTCAGAGCAGCTTCATCTAACTTGACACCCTTTAACTGAAGAGGAAGAGCTTTAAGTGATAACCCTAAACCTCTATTTTTAAGTGCAAGAGCAGTATTTTCTAGTTTTAACTGTTTTTCTGCGTCTGATAAAGCTGATTTAGCTCCTTTTGACTGTTTTTTACCTAAATTCCCTATTCCATCGCCTATTGTTTTTAAGTCCTTTTTTACTTGAGAAGTATTTAATTTTATATTTACGCTATATTCAGATGCCACTGATTTTTGCAGAATACACGGATATTAGAAGTTTAGCGTACTTTACGAACTTGAGCTTGTCTTTTTGCTTTTTCGTAGGCTTCCTCTTCCCGTTCTGCCTTGATTGTAAAGTAAGCGTTCCATCCGTATAGTTCTTGGACAGACATTTTTTCTCTTAACTCTTTAAATGTGTAGCCTAGTTGTTCTGCAATAAAAAACTGCAAATATACAAAATTATCGTCTTTTATTTTAGCTTTTTACGGCATCGGGGCTTTCCTCCTCGCCCACTCCCTGCATCTTAGTCATTATGTCTAACAAAACTGACATTGGAATCTCTCTTCTTAATGCTGGTAAGTCTGCTGGTGAAAATATTTTTGTACCTGATTCATCTTCAGCTTTTGTGACAATAACTTGAAGAGCAAAATCTAAGTTACCTTCCTCTTTACCCTTGTTCATAGCTATTAGTGTACTGTTTATGGTGTCTCTATCAGCTATTGTAAGAGGAGACCAAAATATTTTTAGAACCAGTTCTTCTCCTTTAAAAATAGAGTAGCTACTACGTTCTTGAACACTAAAAGCTGCTTTTAGTTTGTCGATTGCTCTTGCTGTTGGCATAAAAAATTGTATCTATTTCTGTAGTATAACTCAAAGTATAGATTTAAGCACTCGTGCCTTTGTGCATTGTATAGTTACGTTTTGGCTTGAACCCTACCATCTGAAATCCTTTGTTAATATCTTTTTCTAAAAAATTGTTCTGTAGATAAACATAATACCAAAAAGGAACATTTGGTTTGGGAGTTGTTTTTCTTTTTTCAGCAAATAAATCTTCATACATCTTTCCATCATAAGGACTACGCATGGCATTAATTACAAATCCTGCATACTCAGCCTTGTTACCTATGTAAAGCATTTTGACTAGAGAAGTGTATATTGGCTTTTGTCTTTTTGGTGCTTTTCTACTGGTCTTTTGTGCATCTATATTATTATCTTTACGTGGAATAGATGGTATAACTGGAGCACCTTTTATTTGCCAAGCGGTGTTAAATGTTCCTGTAAACCAAGGACTTCTGTTTTGCAGGGAGTAGTGGATTTCGGATGCTGCTTCTGCTCTACCCTTAACGATTAAAACAGCTAAGTCACCTGGTAATTCTTTTAAATCTTTTGTTCTACGCATTGGCCGTGAAATCGCAGTTGATTACGCTCATAAAATGACTTTGATCTTCAGTTACTACGGATGACGGTCCACTAATTTCAGTTACTCTTGGGGATACAGAAAAAGTGTCTGTATAGTTGGAGGCATTTACAGAAGTAAGACCAGTAATAACTGACTCTGAAATTGCAGCAGCACTAGCAGTTCCTTTGTTAGAGGGTGTCATAACTGCACATCTTATTGTACCTGAATAGTAAGTTACGGCTGACCCTTGATTTTGTATAGTGGATTGATTGAAGTCTAAATTTACCATTACATACTTTTTATTTTTCCCTGGTGAACTAAAAGGTGAGTTATCAAATACTACAGTTACAGTAGGGTCTGAGTCATTAACAGCGTCTAGTATTGCTGTTTCAAATGCTGCTCTTGCTTTTACTAAAGTCATCAGAAAATAACGTCAATGCGGAACAGGTATTCCTGTCCTCCTTTTAATGTACGAATATCTGTTATCTTAGCCCCTCTTGTTGAGCCAGAAAACGTAAGAGTTATTTCATCTTGCAGTAGTGGTTGATTATCACCTATCAAGTCTGGAGTAATGAAGAGCCTCGCTACATTCTCCTGAAACCCAGATTCTTCAGTAGATTGTACAAACTCGATAGGTACTTTAATTGTATAGTTTGTGTCTACAGTTACGTACTCGCCAGTTGCACTGTTGTAACTAGATACACCCTTGCGTGTGTAAACAATAGAGGTGTCTAGTGATATTCCGAGTTGAGACACCACCTGTTTTGCAATTTTTTTAAATGCTGCGTCTAACTGTCCTGCCATTAGCCTCTAACTACCCTCATTTGGAAAGATCCTGCTCCCCCTAGAATATACGCTCCAAGGTAACTTTGTAACCAAGGGTAAACATCTAAAATATTGTTTACTGATCCTGTTCCCTGACTTGCAGTATTGTACTTGACTTCTATATCCCCTAATTTTACCTCTGAGAAGTTTCCGTCTGTACCTAAATTACCCGTCATGGCATCTGTGTCATTTGCTAATGCTCTAGCTAGTTCATATTGTGCGTATTTAATATTTAGTGGAATAGTCGAACAACTTAGTTCAACTCTATCTACTTGATAGTTTGTTCTAGGAAACTTTAATGCTTGATCTTCGTCACATCTATCTCCTTGAAATACAAAAGTATCAATCCATCTAGTTGCTGATATTAATGCTCTATTTTTCTGATCGTCTGTTTTATCTGTCCAAGTTGAAGAATCTGGAACTGTTTCAAAGTAACTATTAGCTTCTGTCAATGTGACATAGCTATTTGCAGTTTCACTTTTTATAGTTGCATTTATGGTAGCTGCCACGA